AAGTTGTAGCCACCAGCATGATCATATTTAAGATCGAAGACTGATAAAAATATTACTGAAGGCGGCAACAATGGGCATTAAACAACTATTTAATGACGTTAGAGATGGGTTCATAGAAGCAGTGGACTATTTCTATATTGAGGATGGAATAGCTGCATACGTCAACGGAGATTTCCCCAAGGCATACCACTTACTGAAAGATTATCATACACAACAACCAATCGCGCTATTCCTCTACGCGTGTATGCTTTTTGCTGGTCGCGGAACAATCGCTGACACCGAAAAAGCGACAGCTCTTTTTACGAAAGCAGCTCCATACATTCCAAATGCAATTCTCATTCTTGGATATATATGTAAAGACGGCACAAAAGAAGTTGCTCCCAACCCTATTGAAGCCCTGAAATGGTTTTTGATATTCAACATCATGGACACTGAATTCTCTGAGAATGAAATTTTAGAGTTAAAAAAACAGCTCCCTGCTAGCGATGTTTTAACAGCAGAACGACTTGCGCGAGAATGGGTTAACAATAATCCCGACTGGGATAGACATATCGAATACTTAGAAGTAAAAGAAACCTCGCTCAAAGACCATAATGCTTCTTGCATCAACCGAGCGAATAGCAAAGAAAAATAAGCATCCTTCTCTAACCTCAATTCTTCATCCGCCCCCACACTCTCTTCACCAGTTCATTCCTTTTCCCTTCTAGCTCCTCCAGCTGCGTACGCTTCTCCGCCGGGGAGAGCGTCCTGTCCGAATGGATGATGCGCATCTGCCGGTTCACGTCGCCCAGGCGGCGCTCCAGGGCAAAGGCCAGCTTGCGGAAACGCAGCTTGTCCTGGTTCTCCTCCGCCAGTTCCCTGGCGCGGTCATACTCGCCCGTGCGTTGCAGCTCCTTGATCGTGAAGACCAGTCCCTTTGTCTCGCGGATCATCTCATACAGATCCGTGAGCTGCTTGGTGTGACGCTCCGGCCCGTCACGGTAGAAGCTGCCCACCAGGGGCAGGTCGCGCAGGCGCGGTTCCGGGTCGCTGGGGTAGTCCCAGAGCGCCCGCACGGCCATGTCCGAGGCCGAAAGTACATACATGCCCAGTGTGCCGAAGTAGCCGTAGATCAGGTGCTCCAGCCGCTTGGGGCTGCGCAGGGTTTCGGGCAGGGGCAGGCCGGAATCGTCCAGGGCGCGGGCAACCTCGCTGGCCGTGGCGCTGGTCCAGGGCCGCCGCTGCTCGCCCGGCTTGTAGCTCTCCAGCCCGCCGCCCACAATGGGCCGCCCGGTGAACAGGTCCTTGTTCGCCCACTGCTCCAGCAACGGTGCCACCACCTGGGGCACGTCCACGCTGAAGGTCTGGTTGAGCATGAACCAGAGCCGTTCGGCAAAGAGCTTGCCGTCCTCGCCCTGGGTGAACTGCTCCGTGATCCGCTCCGGCAGGGTCCCGAAGAGCGCCCCCACCTCGAACGGCTTGGGCAGCCGGAAATGCTCCCCGTCCAGCCAGAAGTGGTAGTAGTTGTCCCGCTCCCAGTCCTCCAGCTCCGCGTACTCCTCCCGGTCCTTGTTGTTCAGGTAGAGCAGCACGGACGCCAGCGTGATCATCGCGCCCTTGAGCAGGAACGCGCGCGGGTTCTCCATGTAGCCCCGGCCCATGCGGTGCAGGCCCGTGAGCCGCGCCCCGAAGAAGGGCACGGTCTCGCAGAGGAAGCGCACCACGGGCCAATCCCCGCGCATGCTGTAGTCCATGATGTCCTTGGCCTCGTAGGCGGATTCCAGGTGGCTGCGTCCCTGTCCGCGAAGCCGGGCATAGAGCTGCGCCCGCGTGGCGTTTTCCACAGCCCCGCCCACTTCCTCCCAACGCCGCCAGCCATGCGCCAGGAAGCGCCCCAGCTTGTGCGGCGTGTCCAGGACCGTGTTCTTGTTGATGCCGTGCTTGCACAGCAGCCCATCCACCACCAGCCGTGCAGCCGCAGGATCATGCCCCAGGGCGTATCCGCCCTGAAACGCGGCTCCGGCTGCCAGCATGCGCACACTGTCCGCATCCTTGCGCAGCGTCCGGGCCAGCCCGCGCAACGAGCCCAGCACGGGCCGGAAGGTATTGGTCCGGTCCACCACCCAGGCATGCAGCGTGTCCCGCACGAGGTTGCGGAGCATGAAGTCCGGAGTGCTCGTAACGCCTCGTGTCAGCAGACGCTTGAAAAAACGCATGGCCTTCATGCCCGCGTTGTTCCAGGCCGCCTGATTCACGGCGGTGAGCGACCGGAGCAGCAGCGGGTCGGATATCTGATAGTAGACGGGCTTGCCGTCCCGGAGCACATGCACCACGTCCTTGCCCGTAGGCCGCACCATGTGGAACACCGTCTGAAGACTGCGCCGCTGGGCCTCATTCATGGACCAGACCGCATCCTTGTCCCCGAAGACCTTGCGCAAGGCCTGCTGCATGGCCCCGGCAGGCAGGCGCACCGCCTCCCATTGCAGCCCGGTCTCGTAAGCCGCGCCCGCCAGTTCCGCGTTGGAAACGGCCTTTTCCATGGCGTGGTTCTTGATCGAGGCGTCCAGCAGGTGCGAGAAGTTGCGGATGATGTTCTCGAACGGATCGCCGATGTTGGACTTGCCACCCTTGAGCTGGCGGATGCCGGAATACTGGCTGGCGATGCCCTTCTTGCCGTGCGGAGCGTTCAGGCCGCCCTCGTCCAGCACACGGTAAAATGGGATGTACTCGTCATGCTCCCAGAGCAGCCGGCCTTCAGGATCAATGACGCCCGCCTCCTGGGCAAAGTCGAGCACCTTGGTCTTGAAGCGCACATATCCGCGCCAAACCGCATCATAGACCGCTTCGCGGCCCGCATTCAGAGCTTGAAGTTCCCGGATTTCATCCGGAGTGAACAGATTCTCCCGCCCTTCCCCGGCCAGCTTGGCTGCCCGCTTGCCCACCATCCAGGCGGACCAGCGGTCCAGCTCCCCGGCCACGGGCGCAAGCACCGAGGCCAGCCCCTGGCCAACCCCGTCCACGTCAACGGCCCCCTCCCGCCAGACCGGCGCACCATGCTCCAGGAGCGCGGCCACCTGATCCCCCAGAGAGGTGGTCATACGTGCGGCCACGTAGGCGGAATCGCTCATCTCGCGCACACCCGCCAGCTCGTCGATGCGCTTGAGGCTGGCGAAACGGTCAAACACGCCCTGCTCGAATTCCGCGCGAAAACGGTCCTTCATGGCCTGGAAGCGTTCCCTGGTCGAGGTTTTTGGGCTGCCGATCTTGGAAAGGGCCGAATCCAGCGTCGGGTTCTGCCCCGGTGCGGCAATGGCGAAACGTACGTCCGGATCCCGCTTGACAACCAACGCATCCGTGAGTACAGGTTTCTGTAAGGCGTTTCGCGTTCCGACCGCTCCGGGCAATTGGAGCCCGGCCCCGCCGTCGGTCAACGCAACGCCCTTTTTCTTGTCCACATAACGGACGCGCCCCTCATCCACCGCCTTTTGCAGCCAGGCCTGCGCCCCATCCTTCCAGTACACGCTGGCGATGCGATGTACCGCCTTTCTTCCGACGGTCTCCTGCGGATGCAGCGCCGCCACAAGAGGCCGACCCTGGGAATCCTGGCGGTCGAGCACCACGACCAGGGTCTTGCCCAGACTCGCGGAGTCCATGACCAGCACGGGCGCGTCCAACAGGGCCGGAAGCCGCTTCAGGTTCTCCGCAGCCACTCCGTGCTCCCTCTCCATGACGCCCAGTTTGGAATGGAGCATAACCAGGGGCAGATCCTCCAGCCCCAGCTTTTGGAATACGTCCGGCGTGTCCGCGCCCACCCGGAGCACCGTTTTGGGATGCAGCCGACCAGCTGCCCGCTCTTCGAGCTGTCGGCCCCACTCCGCCACATCGTGCGCCAGGGACGGGTCCGTCCGCGCCTCCCCCTCAAAGACCCAGAGCGCGGCCTCGCTGACCAGATCGGTCAGTTCCGCATCCGAATAGCCGACCCGCGCGCCCATGGCCTGGAGCAGTTCCTTGACGAAGCGCAGCACCTTGCGCCAGACGCGCCGCTCGGACGCGCTGAGCGCCTCGTCCAGCTGGACCTTCTCCGCCAGCCGGGCAAGGTACTCCTCGGCGGCGGTCTGCTGATCCGCCTCCTTGCGCAGATCCAGGCCGTAGGTGTCCGCGATATCCCGGAATGCGGCCCGTCCGCCTGCGGACTCATACACGCCCCGGAGCATCTGCCGGAACCGCCGCTCGTCGCCCAAGAGCCCGCGCAAGCCCTGGTGGGCGCATTGTTCGTGCAGCCAGATTTCCTGGGCCCGCTTGCGGCTGGGAATGGCTTCCGCCACCATCCAGACCACGCCCTCGTGCGGATCGTACACGCCGTCCACAGACCCCGCGCCCTGCCTCCGCGCCTGCCGCCGGATGCGCCTGGGCAGATCCCCGAACGACTGCACCACCTTGAGCGGGCGGGCGTTCTTGGCCCTGGCCTGCATGTCCTGCACTGCCCCGCGTACCGTGTTCACGGTCATTGATGCAGGGCGGCCCTTGCCCGGAGCGTCCTTGCGCGAAACCGAAAAATGCGCATCGGATTCGCCAGCGAACCCCCGCGCCCGACTTTCGCCCGTCAGGGGGTGCAGCTTGAGCATCTGGCGCATAAAGGCCTCGCCTTTGGCCCCGGTGGGCACGAACACCCGCATGCGGTGTCCGACGATCTCCGTGAACGCCCCGTGCTGTTTCAGGGCCTCCACCTCAAAGGGCACGGCCTCCCCGGAAAGCTCCAGACGGACCTCTCCGGCCACGCGCCGGGGTTCGATCTCGTAGCCGCCGCGCAGGGAGAGCTTGCGCCCCCGGAGCAATGCCCGCACCGCCTGCTCCGGAGTGTATTTGGGCACATCGCGCCCCAGGCCCAGGTTCTCCCGCGTGGTCTCGTACTCGTCCCTGGTCATGAGCCGCCCCAGATGCCGCCGCCCGTCGCTGGTGCGCAGACGAAAGACGTTGGGCCTGCCGCTGATCTGCGTCCAGACCGGCAGGAGCATGCCCGTGATCATCCAGGCGTCCCGCTCCACGGTCTTCTCCATGCCCTCGTAGGCCTCGTTCCAGGCCTTGCGGGCCTCTCCGGCCTTGACCTGCTCGAAACCCTCCGCAAGCTCGTCCAGGCTGATCTTCCGCGCTGCATTGGTCAGCACTCCCTTGAGCAAACGGCGCTCCACCAGCCGCCCGTCCGAGTCCTGTTTAAGGCCGCCGGGATAGACCGCGTAAACGCGCCAGCTGCCCTTGTTGCGCCACCAGCCTTCCGGCTCGGAATTCCCCTTGCGGAAGGCGTCGAAGTCCTGCATCTCCCGCTTCTCGTGCAGCCGCAGGGCAATGACCTTGGTCTCGGCCCCGCTGCGCTGGTCCGTATGCACGACCTCTTCCTTGAGCGCGTCGATGCGCTCCGCCTTGAGCGTGACCACGCCCTGATCCAGGCGTCCGCCCTCCTCGGCCAGACGGTAGGTTTCGGTCAGCCGCTGCTCAAAGGCGTCAAAGACCCGGTTCTGCATCTCCACGCTCATGGAGAGCAGCCGGTTCAGGAACTGCTTGATCTCCGGCGGATCGAGGTACACATGCCCGCTCTCGTCCTCCCGCAGGAGCCGCATCGAAGTCTCCTGCTGAAACTCGTCAAACCCCACGCCCTCCACATTGCCCTTGTAGATGTCCTCGCAGAGCCAGACCCAGGCGGCCTTGGCCAGATCGTTTTCCAGGTTGTCCGTGGTGGAAAACAGGCCCTGGCTTCCGGCCTGACGCTGCCCCTGGGTCAGCGCTCCGAGCTGGTCCAGCCGCCGGGCAATGGACGAGGTGAAGCGCCGGTGTCCCTTGAGGTCCGTGGTCACCAGCTTGTAGTGGGGGGGCAGGGCCTCGTTGCTGCGGTGCGTCCGCCCCAGGCCCTGGGTGGCCGCGTCCGCCCGCCAGCCCGCCTGGAGAATGTAGTGGATGCGCTTCTGCTGGTTTTTGGCGTTCCGGTCGGCATGGTAGGAGCGCCCGGTTCCTCCGGCCTGGGAAAAGACCAGCACACGGCGCTTGCCCTCCATGAACTCTTCCGCTTCCTTGTTGGCGGCGGCCTTGCCCCGGCGCTGTTCCCTGCCGTCCACGATCCGGCTCTTGCGTCCGGTGATCTCGGCCACCTGCTCCGAACCGATCTCCTCGATGATCATGTCCAGCGGGTTGCCCGGAACCTTGAGCAGCATCAGCCGCTCCAGGAGCTTGTCCCGCATCCGCACCGCGCCCCGGTTCTCCACGGGATTCCCCCGCGAGTCCCTGGCCAGCCGCGTTTTCGTATTCCCGTCGTCGTCGGTGTACTCCTCGAACTGATGCACAGGGAACCCGGCGGTGACGTATTCCATGAGCATCTGGCGCGGGGTCACGTCCAGGCCCGCAAGGTCCTCCCCCTCGGCCTTGGCTTTGTCCATGGCCCGTTCCTGGCTCGCCTCGTTGGTGTTCACCAGCTGCACAACGCAGGAATGTCCCGCGTCCAGTTCCTGCCGGATATCCGCCAGCACGCTGGGCATGGTCATGGACGTGAGCACCTGATTGAAGAACCGCTGGTGATTGCCCCAGAACTGGGACATGGCTGTGCTGCGGGCGTTGGCATCCTTCTGTTGCCCGGTCGCTTCCAGCGCCTCCTGGATGTTGGCCAGGACCACCTGCCACGCCTGGGCATAGGTGTCGTAGGCTTTCTGCTGGTGTGTGCTGAGCTTGTGCTCCAGCCGGTCATAGGTCACGCCGTCATAGCTCAATGTCCGGGCCAGATACCCACCCATGGCCTTGAGGTCGCGGGAGACCAGCTCCATGGCGGCCACGCCCCCGGACTGGACCGCATTGATAAAATTGCGCTTGTCCGCGAAGGACGTGCCCTCGCCCCAGAGCCCCAGCCGTTCCGCATAGCTCAGGTTGGACGGCTCCGTGGCCCCCGTGGCCGACACATAGAGAATGCGGGCGTCGGGCAGGCGCTTCTGCAATTCCACCCCTGCCAGGGCGCATTTGGCGGGCTTTTTGGTCCCCCGCGAACCCTCCTCCTTGATCTCGATGGCGTTGCCCATCTTGTGGGACTCGTCAAAGACCACCACGCCGTCAAAATCCTTGCCCAGCCAGGAAATAATCTGATCCAGGCGTCCGCCCTCGAAACCTTCCCTGGCCGCTGCGGCAATGTTCTGCGGCGTCTGGCGCACAGTTTCGTAAGTGGTGAAGAGCACCCCGACTGTGCGGTCCACGGCCTGGCCCATCTTGTACTTGGAGAGTGGAAAGACCTTGGCCGGATCGTCGCCGATGCCCTCAACGTCTCGCCGGGCGTCCTGGTAGAGATCCGCGCTCACGCTGACCCAGACCGCCTTGGTCCGGCCCTGGAGCGCGTTGTCCAGGATCACGCCCGCAATGGTCCGCCCCTTGCCCACGCCCGTGCCGTCGCCGATGAAGTAGCCACGCCGGATTCCGTCCGGAAGCCGGTCCTGGTGGGCCTGCCCCGCGTAGACCACCTGTTCGAGCTGCGCCTCGGAGAGCGCGCCGGAAGATACTATATGCTCCGGAAGGTGCGGCACGTAGCGCGGCGCGGGCGGCTCCACAGCGGCCATGGCCGCGCTCTGCACCAGCGGGGTGGGGTGTTCCCTGGCCCCTTCGATGCGCATGCGCTGGGGCCGGTAGGATTCATACAGACTGTCCGTGAACTCGCCCTGGCTTTGCGCGTCCGGCGAGGCCTCGCGGACCGTGATCAGCGCATGGCGTTCAGACGGTCCGCGTCCATGTAGTTCGGGTCCAGAATCGCGAGACTCATGCTGATGTTCTCCAGTATCTCCGCCGCCAGTTCCACGGGCGTCATCCCTTCCTCCATGTTCACCGGCTCGAACATCTCCTCCGGTTCCCCCAGCTCCTCGTCCTCGTACTCCTCGCCCATCTGCACGAAGAGCACTTGCATCCCCCACTCCGGACTTCCCTGGAGGTACAGCGCCTGCACGAACTCCGCCAACATGTAGTCCCTGGCCTCGATCTTCCCGCTCTCCAGCGCCCAGTGCGCCAGTTGCAGGGCGTGCAACCGGCCCTCCGAAGGAGTCTCCTTGACCTTCACCAACGCCGCCTTGGCCGCCACGTTCACGGGATCGTTGTTCTGCGACAGCGGTTCTTGCATTGCGGACCTCCTCCAGGGCCTGAATGGCCTCGTCCAGTTGCCGTGCTTCAATGTTTACATAATCATCGTCCGATTGCACCTTGTCAATGACGATCAGCAGGTTGTCATAACTGGTGCCGTACTTGCGGTAAATCTCCCCGTTCAGGCGGATGTTGGCCCGCAGGGTGTGCGCCTTGCGCACCTTGCGCCACCAGTCCGCCATGTGTGCCTTGTCCACGGACATGCCGTCGGACAGGATCGCCACCAGACGCCCGCCCGGCTCCAGCCGCGCCAGGGCCTGATCCAGATGCCGCGTCATGTTGCGGGTCTTGCGCTCGCCCTTCTTGCGTCCTGCGGTGGAGCTGAACGGCGGATTCATAAGCACCAACGTGGGCCGCAGGTCCTCGGGCAACACGTTGTCGAGCTGCTCGGCGTTCTCCCCCGTCACTCCGCTGAAGTCCTGCTGCTCCAGGAGATTACGGCGACGCGGGTCCAGCTCGTTGACATGCACCTCGGTCCCGGCATTGGCGGCCCAGACCGCCAGACCGCCCACCCCCGCGCTCGGCTCCAGGACCACTTCCCCAGACGCGGGCCGCCCGGCCCAGGCCGCCACCAGGGCCAGATGCGGCGGCGTGGAGAACTGCTGATACTCCAGCATCTCCTCGGTGCGCCGGGTCTGGGTCGGCAGCAGGGCCAGCACCCGCTCTTCCAGGGTTTGCACGGCCTGGGTCACCTCACCCCCGCTCATGGTCGCGGGATTCAGGCGCGGCAGGTCCGGATGGTCCGTGCGCAGGAAGCGGTTCACGGCCAGCTCCATGGCGTCGTAGGCCTGCTTGATGTTCCAGCCGCCCTGGGCCTGGGTCGCCGCGAATCCGGCATCAGCCCACTGTTGCAATTCGCGCCAGGTAAAGGCCTCGCCCTGTTCCAGCCGCGCGCCCACCTCGCTGGCCACTGCCAGCATGCCCCGCAGCTCCGAATCGTGCTCCGCTCCCGGTTCCCGCTCCTGTCCGGCCTCTTCCTTTGCCGGGCTGTCGGGAGAGACCGTCCGGACTTCCGCTTGCAGCTGGGGAGGCATGGCCGCCCCGCCGGATTGTGAAACAGGCTCCCTTTCCCTTTGCCCGGACACGGAAGATGCGCTGATCTGCGCTTCAGACTCAATGACCGGCGGCGCAGCGGACGCGTCCCCAACTGGCATGTCCGGGACTTCCGGCACGGCCTGCACGTCCAGATCCGCGAGACCGAACCCGCCGCCCGGCATCTCGCGCACCTCGATCCTCCTGCCCTTGCGCCGCATCCGTCCGGCCTGGGATTCCGCCCCGCGCCGGGTGGGGAAGGGCTTGCCGTCCGTGCGCAGGGTCAGCGGAGCAGCCGTTGCGGACGGAACCGGTCCGGCGGGGAGGAGCTGCCCCTGCCCGGCGTCCTCCAGCACGGGCTCCAACCGCACCCCGGCTCTCAGGGGCAAGGCTCCCCGAGCACTAGGCACACTCTCTGCGGTTCTGGCCAGCGCAACCCGGCCTGCCGGGGCGTCCGGCGAGAATACCGGCGGGGGTATGGGGACGGGCGAAGCCGCAGGCGCGGAATCCGGCAGGTAAGCCCCCTGTTCGGCTTCGGTCCGCTGAAAAACGGCGATGCGTTGCTTCAGGTCCGTAGGAGTCGTGTCGTACTCCAGAAGCGTCTCCAGCTCGCTGAGCGCCTCGTTGCGGGTTCTGCCCGCCGCCCCCAGAGACCGCCCCGTGCTGGCCTCGAAAGCCTGCCAGTTCCGGCCATTCCGGGCGACAAAGAAGTCAACTCCTTTGTATCCGGGCATGCTCACTTTATACCCGAACACTTCCCGGTAGGAGTTCTCGTCTTCGGTCCGTCCGCTTCGAACCTGGAAGGCCTTCCGGTCCGAGCCCATCTTGGCCCGGGGCAGGTTGTCATACGCAGTCTCAACGAACACGCCGAACCCGCCAGGAACCGGCGTGATTCCGGCGGTACGTCCCTCCTTGCGCAGCTGCAAGACCAGTTTCGCCGCCTCGCCACGGCTGCCGAAAGGCCGATTGTCCGCGTCCAGAAGCACCATCTCCGATCCGGAAAGAGGGACAGGCACCGACGGTGCATCTCCTTCCTGCGGACTCGCTTCCAAGGTCGCCAAGGACGGGATGTTCTGCGGCTCGGGCGATTGGGCCAGCATGGCAGCCGTCTCTTCCGGACTGAAGGGCGTTCCTGTGGCCTGTTCGCTGAACCCGGGCAATCCGCCCACAGGCCGGGCCTGATCCAGCGGACGGGAAAACAGCTCCGGCCCCGGCATGGGCGAAACATGTGCCTCCAAGTACCTTTGCTCCACCTCATCCGCGCTATACCCGGGCACGTCCTGGTATTCCGTCCCGGCCCTGTCGGCAACCGGTGTTGGCTCCCGATACGGGCGCACATCGGGTTCACCTTGCGCCAGCAGGTCATGCGCTTCCGGGAAAGGAGCCGCGTGCTCGGTCTCGTAGCGCCGGGCAACCGCATCCTCGGAATAGAAGTCTTCCTGCGCGCCTGCCTGTCCGGACTCCTCGCGCTGCAACAGATCCACCGGAGCCTTCGGTTCGGCTTCCACAGGCGCATGCGCGCGTCCGAAACTGTGCTCGGCCAGATGGAACGCTCCGCCCTGGAGCAGCGCGCCCACGGCCACAGCCCCGGCCTGTTCCCCGGCGAACTCGGAGAGACTCGGGGGTGAGGAACGCAACCCCTGCCGCTGCTCAATCCCCGACTGACCAAGATAGGTGACGTATTCCGTGGCCTCCTCTTCGGCCACCTCCGCCCCGAACTTCGCGCCGACGCGTGCCAGGGCCGACTTGGCGAGCTTGTCAGTAGCGGTTTTGAATCCGGGAATCGTGGAAAAGAGCTTCCCGCCGACGCCCTTGAAGAGACCGGCGGTGAACGCCTGGCTAAGCGCCTCGGGACCAGCCTCCCAAAGGCCATACTTCGAGGCCTCGGCGTCCACGTCCTTGCGGATGGTGTCCCACTCCTCCTCGCTCAGATCCACGTTGTTAGCCTTGGCTTGGTCCAAGACCATGTGCAGAAAGTTGTTCTTGGCCATACGGTAGAACGCCGTGCCTGAAGCCGCGCCCGCACCCACGATACCGCCCACGATCCGTGCTCCGGGGGCAGGAACCCATGAGGTGGCGGCAGCACCTATGCCCGATCCCCCCAGACCGGCAGCTGCACTGCTGGCGGTGGAGCGAGGGCCGTAGTACAGGGCCTCGCTCACCTTGTCGCCCAGAATGACTTGTTTGGAGAGCACCCGCTGCTGCCGATCCTGATCCTCTTCGTCAATCCAGCGTTGCGCCCAACCCTCATTCTTCAAATGTACGTCGCCGCCCTGCCATGCCCGGGCCAGGTCTTCAGGGAACTGGTCCCGTGCCGCATCCACGGTTCCTACCAGCAGCTCCCGGATGCCCCCGGTGAAGCCGCTGCGATCCGGAATATCCTTGACTGTGATCGGTTTGTCCGGATTGCGCAGGTTGTAGGCATCCACATAGCTGGACAGCTTTTCCTGATCGGAAAGAGGCTCGTCCAGCGGTTCCAACCGAAGCCCGAAACCACGAGCCGGTTCCTGCCGCACGGGGAGTAACTTCATTCGGCCACCCGGTACTTCTGCCCGTTCACAATCACGATATCCCCAGGCCTGACCCGGCCAGCCTTCATGGCGGCCTCCACCTCGGCGGCGGTGTTGAACCCGGACGGGGTTCCGCCTCCGCGGGTCTCGGTGCCGGGCTGCTGAATATCTTCGTATCCGCGTAACCCAAGGGAATCCCCGGCAGAGCCGGGTCTCCCAGTACTGGAGCCACCCGCCGGGGAGGCGGAAGATGCGGAACTCCCCCAGCGGCTCTGCGCCAGGGTGTCCATGCTCACGCCCGGCCCCACGGTCACGGCCAGCCACTGGTCCGCCATCCGCCGGGCCTCGGCTTCGGCCTGCGCATGTTCCTCCGGACTGGGGACCATATTGTCCCCCAGGGCAGCCTTGAGCGAATCGTTGTAGATTTTCTGGGCCTGGAGACCAACTTTGCCCCAATCCAGCTCTTTCGGCGGCTTTTCACGGGGTTTCTGCTGCTCAAAGCGCAGGCCGCTTTGCGGGAACCCCTCTTCGTCGAACCGACCGACCAGCTGGTTTCCGGAGTCGTACACGAGGTAGTCCCGCCCGCCGAACCCCTGCAGGTTGATCTGCGGATACACGCGGAACTCCCGTCCGTTGGCGTCCACGGCCCGTCTGCCACCGCTCTCGATTTCCTTGCGGTTGAACTCGCTGGTGGACGCCATTTCTCCGGCAACGCCCAGGGCGTAATCCCGGATGGTCATCCCCTCGGCCTGTTTCAAGGCCTCGGAAACGTCCAGGGAATCTCCGACCGGCGTCCAGCCCTTGTCGCGGGAAAGATGCAGGCGATCGAGCCTGCCCGTCTCCGGATCGTACTTGTAGCGCCAGCGTGACAAGGCCTGATTGCTCGCCCCCTCCAGCAGCAGGCCCGCCTTGTCGCGTTCCCCCGCGTCCATCAGGCTGCGGGCCTCGCGCACACTTTGCATCAGCTGCCGCCCTTGCTGCGCCCCCACGGCCAGACGACGCTCGAAGAGACTCTTGCGCATCCCGGCCTGACCGTCCGCCATTTCATACAAACGGGTGGCGGCGTGCAACTCCTGCCTGGTCCGTGGCACAAAGGATTCCAGATACTGCCCCACGCTTCCAGCCTTCTCCGCCTCACCCAGCATCTGTTCCTCGGTGCCCCGCACCTCCTGCTCAAAAAGGGCGTCCCTGCCGCGACCAATCCCCTCTAATCCGGCCCCGTATTGTTGTTGGGCCCTGGTCCAGTTATAGCCGGAGACATCCTCCGGCTTTGCGGCGTTTGGATTCTGCATGAGGGCATCCACGCCCGCGCCGACTTGCTGTTTATCCCCGATTTGCCCGAATTCACGCATCATGTAAGCCAGTCCCATAAAATCCTGGCCTGTGGTCCGTCCCCATTTATCAGGCATGTCCGCCTCCTATCCAAAAAGGTAAGCGCCAATAGCCAGCGGGGCCACGATTGCCGCACCGATACCGGGCGTGATTCCAGAGATGGCCAGCGCATCAGCCAACCCAGCACCGGCGGCGGCTCCGCCTATTCCGGCGGACATCGCCCCGCCAATGGACGGCCCCGGGGCCGTGGTTTTGGTGGTGGTTTGGCGCTGCTGCTGCATGCTGGCGAGAGCACCCTGCGCTCCATTCATCATCGCCCCGGCACGATCAGCCGGATTCTCCACGTTGAAAAGTCCGAACATGATGATCTCCCTATCAGTTGAGCCCCAGGCCCATCGCGGCCCGGAGCCGTTCGTAGTTCTCGGTCCGAGCTAGCGCACGTGTGGAATTCGCGGCCTGGGACACCGTGCGGGCCCGGTTCAGCGCCGCCTGCTGGCCAAGACTGTCCTGAAAGGCCCCCGAGCCTGGATTCAGCCCGTATCGGGCCAAATTCCGCGCCGTGTCTGACTCCGCAGCGGTCAATGCACTTTCTGCATCGCTCCTCGCCAGCGAAGCCACGCTTTCAGGATCCACCCCATCCAGACTCTGCTGAATGAAGGCATCCCGGACTGGCTTGCCCTGTTCGATCAAATCGCGGTTCGCCGCGATCATCTCCTGCTCCATGGGCTTGTAATCACTTTGCCAGAAGTCAAAATATTCCTGGGCCATGGCCTGCTGCTCTTCGGCGATGGTTGCCATGCGGGAATTGTATTCGTAGTCAACCGTATTCGTGGTGCTGGAACCGCCTCCAGACCCCTTGCACAGCGCCACAGGTCCGGAATGCTCAAAACCCTCCTCCTCCAGCTCCCGCCCAGTCCGCATCTCCAGCACGATTCTGGTATGAATCCGCATCACACGTCCTCCCGCGTCACAGTAATGATCACAGCCGGTCCGCTTCGTCCCTTGGCCGCGTCCAGGCTGCCCCGGGGCAGCACTCCCGCAAGCTTTCCACCGCATCGTTGGGTGAAGGCCACGGCAAAACGATTGTCCGCAGGCACAATGCCCAGCAGCATATCGAGCAGGTAGCCACCGTCCGGCACGGTCATGTACAGCAGTTCCCGGAGTACATGCCGTCCGAGCCCCAGAGCGTCCCGCCCCCAGAACTTCCGGAAAGCGAAGAAGTGCAGCTGCGCAAATCGGCACTGAAAGCGGTTCAGCCAGCAGGCCCCCGCGACCTCGCCTCGCACGTAGAGCACATAGAAGGCGACACTGGGCATGCGAGCCACGCGGATAAACGCGGCAGCGTCGGGAATGGTCCCGTCGCGGAAGACGTGCCCGCCACCCTCCTGCACTACCCGCTCAAAGAGCGCGCGAATCTCGCTGTCGCGATGGTTGCGCACCCCGTCCACCTCGCCATAGGAAAGCATCGCGTAGTCGCCATTCATCGCCTGTCCGCCTGTTGCTCGGCCTGGGTCCGGGTAATCAGTCCCAGGTCCACCAGATCGTCGAAGGTCACAGCTCTGCCGGTCCGGCGCGGGATGCCGCCTCCCAGTTGCAGCAGGGTTCGGCGCGCAGCTGCAAGAAACGCCACCAGCCACTCCGGAACACCGCCGCCACTCCGCACCTCCGGAAGCGTGAAGCCCATCAGCCTTCCCTCCTGAGTTCCGCCATGCCCGAGGCCAGGGTGATCCTGCGCACCGGCACGGCACCGGAAACAGCCACCTCCACCTCACGCCCGCTGACAGGGGGCAGGGTGAACGGTTGTCCGGACGTCACATTGCGGGAGTAAACCTCCCTTCCATCCACGAAATACTGGAATTGCAGCACGGGCTGTTCGGCATAAGGACCGCTCACCGTATCCAGGAGGTCGCCCGCAAACAGCCCGCCACCTGGCATGACGTCACCGACACGCCCCCCCAGCATGCCCAAGGCGATTTCCTCCGCGAAGCTAGCGGCAAGCGCCGCCCTGCGGGCCTCAAACTCCTCCTGACTGACCACGGGTGGAAACTCCGCGTCCACGCGGGCCGCAGCCATGTTCACCGGGGAGCTGTAGACATTTTTCCGGGATTTCCATTGGGCGCTGTAGCGCACCTCCTCCCCCTCCCAAAGGGCCACGGACGTGCGCCCGCCCGACTCCAGGGCCAGATGCAGCCTGCGCCCGGCTGGCTCCAGGTATCCCGCCGTGGCATGCAGCCAGAGTCCGCGCACCGTGCCCGGCGCGGCAAGGTCGAAAACGAACCCGCGCCGCATGCCGGTCGCATCCTCATGGAAGCACAGATACTGCTCCCCCACGCCCCAGGCCCGGAACGTCTCGGGCCGCATTGCCCGCCATGCCTCCTCCGAGATCACGCCACGGGTCACGTTGGTGGCCGCGACCGAACCTCCATTAACCAGATACAGGCCGTCCACTCCGGGAAAGAGCACACCGCTTGACGTTTCCACCACACCGCGCGGCCCCGCGCAGGGAGCATACCCCTCCAGTTTACGCGGAACCGTGGCGCTCACGTCATCGCACGGCACAAGATACACGGCCGCATCCGTGAGCACGGCGAGATACGCTCCGGTAGCGGCCTGGGCCGCAATCAGGTGCTCCAATCGGTGCCTGTAGGCACGCGGCCAAGCATAGGGGGCGAACGGCTCGCAGAAATACAGCGTATTGCCGGAGAATCCGGCCAGAGCCCCACCGGAAACGGCGGTCAGGCCCTGCATATCCTCGGGCGGCGGCAGCCAGCCTTCCGTGGCAAGCCCAGCCCCCAGCTCCAGGGCTGGAACCTCATCTAAATACGAGTCCTGGTTCGCCGGGATTTCAGCGACGAACTGCTCCACGGTGTTGGAGCTGCCGGTGTTGCCCCGGTAGATGCGCTTGTTCGTCACAGGATTGCGGCCAGTGAGATTCGGCAAAGTCAGTCCGGAAAGCTGCACGGCCTGCCCGGTGTGAAGGTCCAGGACCGCGCTGGGCGGAGAGGGCGCGCTCTCCTCACCCAGATCGCTCACCAGGGTGAAGAGATAGTAAGTGGAATAGATTTCCCCGGTTTCGTCCGCCCCCTGCACCTCGACCACAGGAGGGGCCTCGGGCGCGGGGATGCCGAGACGCACGGCCTGCGGAACCCCGTCGGCCATGTTGCTCCGACGAAACATCATAGGACCGCTGTCCCGTCCCGTATAATAGATGCGGCCCAGCTCATCCGCAGCGATCAGAGACCGACAGATGCTCACCGGCTCATGGAAGACGACCCATTCGGCGTCGTAGAGAAGGATATCCTCCACGTTCCGGACGGCCAGCCGTGTCTCCGTGCTCATGCGGCGCAACGGGCGGATCTCACCATTGTCCAGGCGGCAGTTGTCCGCCACCTGAGCCTGCCCTGCATCCAGCAGATGAGGCGCGACCGCAGGGCGCGTACCGGAGAACACGGGGATGTCGATCCGCATAAGCTAGTCCCGCCAGTACAGCCATGCCAGCCCATGATATCCGCCGACCATGACCACGATGCCCACAACGACTCCAGCCGCGAATTCACAGATCATGCCGACCTCCTAAAGCTGCAATCCGTTAAGCTCTGCGCGTAGCGCGAGCTTGCGAGCACGCCGCTCCTGGTTTTCTGTGGAGAACTGATCAGACGTGACCGCTCCGGCATCCAGCAGATCCTCGACCGAGCGAGGCAGGAAGCGGTCCAGCGCCTCCAACTCGATCTTGATATCCTCCCGGCGGGCCGCATCCCTGGCGGAAGCGTTCACGATGTACGCTCCGGCAGTCTTGTCCCATTTCTCAAACAATTCCGGCTTGTCAGGCGGTACGATGTCACCATCGCCATCTTTAACCCACCCGGCGAGAACGCCATCGTCCGTCTCGACGATCTCGACGCCGGGGTGCAGAACAGGGCGCTGGTCCCAAACCTCGCAAACGACGTCACCGGAGATCCGCGCATATTTCATATCTCCATCCCCCTATGCGTTGTATTCGATCACGATCAGGCCCGCGCCGCCCGCGCCGCCATACTTCGTACTAGAAGTGCTGCTGGATGCACCGCCACCGCCACCACCGAATTGCCCAGCATAGCCGTCCCCGACAGAAACTCGCTGGTTCCCCCCGGTTCCGCCCCAGGGGCCACCAGCCCGACCGCCGTGGCCCGATGCCAGCGTGACATCATCACGGGGACCACCACCGCCACTATAGTTGATGTCGCCGCCAACGCCGTTCCCCCCCACACTGGAGGAGTAATAGCCGCTGCCGCCAGTAGCGGAGCAGTGCGAGCCAAAGCTCGAGGTTCCGCCATCAGTGGCGAGGTTCCCGCCGCCGGAAGAGCCTGCGGAACCAGCGCCAATAGTACAGGGGATGGTCTGCCCAGGCGTGAGCGCCGAGACCATCTTGTAAGCGCAGCCGCCGCCCCCTCCGCCACCCTCGCCTCGTGAGCCCCCTGCATTGTAGATTCCCTCACCGCCAGCCCCCCCGCCGACGACCCAGACGCGGACCTCGGTGACGCCAGCGGGGACGGTCCAGTCCTGCGTTGAAGTGATGAACTCGCGGATGATCCTGGTACCGCCGGGGAGCACCCCCGCTGGCAGCTTCCGGTCTTCGCCCAGCTGCACGAGATTGCCAGCGTCGGTACCAACATTGAGCGCAGCGGCGCTACCGGCACCGGATATCTCGCCCAGCGCGTGTCCATGCCCGTCCTGCGACAGCCCGGAGCGAACCTCCGCAATGGTCTGTCCCACCAGCAGCCCGGCGTCGTCCGCGTAGGTGGCATGGTCCGCCGTGTCGGCCCGGGACGACTCGCCATATTTCGGCGCAGCCAGGGCGTCCATGCCGACCTCCACGTAGCTCAGCCCCATGTCCACGCTGCAATTCTGCACGGTCACCGTGGTCACGCCGCTCGCATACACCGAGGCGAGCACGAACCCGTATTGCTCAACACTCTGGAACAAATGCACGGCACGGTTGGCCTGGAAGAGCGCGGTCAGATCCCCGGGCAGGGTGAAGGAGACGGCGTCAACCCGGGTGGGCAGCAGGACATTCCCGGCGGCATCCGTGGGCCGCTGCCAGCGGTTTTCGGCCAGCATCTCCCATGCGCGCGCGGTGACGCGCAGCTCGAAACGCGTCCCCGCCGGAAAGGCCTGGGCCGTGGTACCCTCCTGCCCCCGTTCCACCGTGATCCGGTTGCCGTCCCGGGCCGTGGCGCGCACATACTCATGGTTGCCCGCATCGCTTACGAGGCAGGCGAAAAAGCAGTCTCCCGGATAGCTCAACGCCGGGAACCGATCCGCATCCGACGCTTGCACCTGGATTTCCAGCGTGCCCGCCTCAATGCCGAGCACAAGGGACGATCCGGCCAGATTCTTCAACTGCACGAAGCTCCTCATGCGAACACCTCTTTGAAGGAGATTGGGGGGAAGCTGCCCGGCACACGGAAGTCAACCCGCACGCCTGCCCCCTGAAACATTGGAAAACCGCTACACACTCCACGTGCACTGGCAGGGGAGACGGCCAGGCCGGAAACATCCACCCCCTCGGCCAAGGCCGCTCCGGCTGCGGCAGCCACCGCCAGGGGAACGATCAACGTCCGTTCCTGGAGCAGGTTGGGCCCGGTCGCCCGGGCGCGTCCCCGCAGAAGAGCCATGCCCGTCACTCCGCCCCGACCGGTACTGCGGCCCGCCCCTCTGTCCATCAGCGCCTCGGCGCGCGCCAGGATCGGCCCGAAAACCGGAACAGCCGACACTCCCTGTCCGCGTCCGCTCCAGGTCACCAGCACCGTAGGCGCGGCGGACACACGGGACAGGGCGACCCCGGGCAGCGGGCTGGGCAGAACCCGGGACACACCACCGAGGCAGGCCCCAACTCCCTTGCCAAAGCCCGAGAGCAATACGGAGAGCACGATCTCCGACACGGGAAAGGCGTCTCCACTCCCGACGGCGACCACCACGGACGCCACCCGGACGTCGGTTGTGGCCGTTTGTCCGGCCATTCCTCGATGGGTGCCCGCATGCCCACGCAGAACGACGAAGCCGCACTGCCGGAAAGCACACCCAGCGCCAAGGATCGACGCCTGAACGATGTGCTCTCCAGCAAAGAGAACGCTTCCGGCCAGACTGCTTCCCGTGGCGGGCATGCCCTACTCCTCGGTCAGGACCAGATCGCCGTCGCGGATACGGAATGAGTCACCCACAAAGACCGACTTGTATTCGGCGGGTTCGCCGTACTGCGGGAACTCTCCCCAATGCAGCACATTGCCCCCCACGGCCGCGTCCACAAGCGCCCAGCCGACCATGTCGCCCCAATCTTCGGTCGCCACGGGGAACTCCACGGCCCCATTGTTCACGGCCCCATCGGCATCCGTGGCCGCATGGAAGGTCACGGCCTGCCGCACATATGCGCCTCCGGAAACCTCGTCATCCAGGCTGCCGGAAAGCAGCCCGCCCACGGCGTTGAAAAGCGCCAGCCAGACTCCGGCGGGCATGGGATAGGCGGCCACGCCCAGGGCGTGGTCCAGAACCTTGCGGGAAAGATAGCGACTCTTGGACATGACGACTCCTCGGATTGACTTCAGACAAAGGGACGGTAGCGCACTGCGGACCGCGCCCCGGCTCCGCCGCGACTCACCACGATGCGTGCCCCGGCGATTCCGTCCTCGAACTTTCGCTCAAAGATCGCGGCCCCTGCCGGATCGGTCCAGGCCCGGTCCGGAATGAGCATCAGCTGGACCTGCGCACCCCAGGCGATAATCCGCCCGTATTTGGAGAGCAGAAATTCCGGGCACTCCCGGCTACCAACCGACGGCAGCAAGGCGGCCTCGGCCACCAGGGCGGCGGGGATATCCCGGTCCGGGACTGGCGAAAGATGCACCAGGGCCGGTTCGGTGACGATGAAGCACTCCGGCCACTCCGCAGAGGAAGCGGCCCGTTCCCGCCACTGGTCCGGCGTGAGCGGCGTCAGCTCCCGCCCCCTGGCCGTCACGCGCAGTACTGCCGTGATGTCGGTCTGCGCGGGCGGGCGCAGGGCGTAAACGCCCTCGCCCCGCAGCAGGTCACCCGCCTCGGACACGAGACTCCAGACCCGCGTGCGCTGGCAGAACTCCCGCGCCGCCTCCCGGACCCGATCCACGATGACCGGAACCGGACAACGGGCCGTGGAAAGCTGCACCAGCGGAACGAAGCTGCGCCAGTTCACCGCGATCATGCCAACAGGCCCTCACGGTTGGTGTTCGGCGAAAACGCGAGCTTGGCCTTGGCCTCCTCGCCCAGGATCAGAAAGAACCGGCTGAGGTGCCGCTCGCTTTTGGACATATCCTCGGCGCTCCCGTCGTTGCGGGCATAGGCGCGGTACATGACATACTCCCGCAACGGTTCGGACCAGACCTCGCTCAGCTCCAGCTCCTCATCCCCGCCCTCCACCCGGCCCGGAATGCGAGCATAGGAAAGGTCCACGTAGACGCTGGGTCCGGGCGGCGGGGTGACGTAATAGAGCGTGGGCACCGCATCGTCGAAGACGTAATGGTCCACCACGTCGGAGAGTTCCGCAGCATGCCAGGACAAGCTCGTGGAATTGAGGTCATCCATGGACACGGGAGTGACGGGCAGGCCGGGGGTCAGCCCGTCACTCCCCATATTGCGGACGATTCCCAGAAAGCGGGCTCCATCCACAGGAATAGCCTGCCGGGTGGAACCGGCGAGCAGAGGAATCGGCATGGTCACTGCGTTGGCGTCGGGCCGCAGCAGCACCACGGTCCGCATGGCGTCCGTGAGATATCCAAGCAGCTCCGACAGAGGCCAACGCACATACTCCCGCCCCTGCTCGAAGTCGTTCAGATCCCTGGCGACCGTCTCAACCAGCTCCCGCGCAACCATGCCCGCCACCTAGACCAGCACCTGCACGTTGTACCTGGGCACTTCGTGCGGGGTATTGGGCCTGTTGTCCACGTCCATTTCCCAGTCCGTCACGGTGGCGTTGAGCAGCGCCTGATACACGGGCTTCGGAACCTTCACTTCCTTGTCGCGCGGAATGTGGTATTCCAGGCCGTTCACGCACACGAACACCGCGTCCTTGCCGGACGATCCTTCTCCCGACGGAATCCTGATGCGGACTCGCGCCTGCTTACGCACCTCATCCATGGCCACGCGCTCCGCGCCAGCCACCTGCCGCTCCTCAGTGGCATTCAAGCCGGAACCGGCGCTTTTCAGCGTCGTTTCCATTTTGGCGCGGGCGGATTCCGTCGCGGCCAGCTTGGCCTCCATCTCGTCCAAACGCTGTTGCAGCCTTTCGACCGAAACCACTCCCGACTGCTCCTGTCCGCCCTGCGCGGCAGAAGACGCGGAAGGCGCGGCTCCGGACTGCCCGCCAGCAGGTTTGTTGTTGTTTCCGCTCATGCGTTCCTCCTTGCCCAAAGGCTTAGTTGGTCACAGCGGCCTCAAGCCGAGCCATCCAGGCGTCGTTGAGAATCACGGTGTTGCTGTAGGTCTTCCAGCCCACGGAACCACGCTGCCCGAGGTTGTCCCCGCCACGCGGCTTGTTCGGGTTCAGGACCATGGGGGTGACGGCCTTCTTGCCCTTCAGCGGCACAGCGGCGAAGGCGTTGGCTCCGATGAAGAGGTACGGGTACACGTCGGCGCTGACGCCCGACGTGGAGAGCATGCTTCCGGCGGCTCCGCCCGCATCCGCGAACGGCTTGAGCATGGGCGCGGACACGTAGCGCACCCGCTCCACCTTGCCGATCTCCGTGGGATACGGAGTGATGGTCCCGTACTTCTCCACGGGCACGAACCCCTCCATGTCACGCACGTCGCCCTCCGCGTCCGTGGTGCAAAGGCAGATGAAAGCCGGGGCCACAGGTTCCGTTCCGAAATCCGGGGTGGAGCGCACAACGCGGGTGATCTGCTTGGCGTACTGCCGATCCAGCGCCCGCACGATGCGCCGCTGCATGGCGCGGGTGATCTTGGTGTTCACGGCGGTGCGTTCCGTGCCGTTGGCGTAGAAGACATTCGTGCCGCCCTTGAGCACGCCCAGACGCATCAGCTCCAGCATTTGCGGGGCCTGATCGCCCAGCAGGGAGATCATCTCCTGGAGCACCGGGTCCTCGTGGGTATCGTCGATCACGTCGGTGATCTCCACGAAGTCGCCCACCTGCCGGAGGGTCACGGACACGTCCGTCTTGTTCAACTTCTTGCCTGCGGGAGTCACGCCCTCAACCAGATCCACGGGCGTGGGGTCCAGGGCGTTGTAGCGCCGGAAAATCATGGTCCGCGTGCTGTTGGTGGGCAGCGGCTTGACCTGTCCGAACTGTTCCGAAACCAGCGCCGGAGCGCCGCGCTCCAGCAGCTCACGGGAAGCATGGCCCGCAGTACGCGGGGAAATGTCACCGTACACCGTGGTAGGCATGGCCTATCTCCTTCTGGACGCAAGCCCTTCGTCGAACCCGGCGTCAAAATCATCCCTGGACGGACGCCCCTTCGGGAGCGGTCCTGGGCGGGACGGGGGTTCCATCCCGGCCTCGGCTTCCCGGCGGAGACGCTTCCGGTCCGGCTCGGTTTTGCGTTCCTGCTTGAATTGTTTCAGTATCTCGACAACCTCTTCGGCAGTGCCGCCTTGCAGCACCTCATGAATCCGCCGTCCCTCCCCGTAGGGTTTCCCGTCGGCCCAGTGCGCAAGC